AAGCCACTTGACCTTTTAAGCTATCCTATCGGAAATTCCACACAGGCAAATGGTGTAGTTATTGATACGTTTGGCGGTAGCGGTTCAACCCTTATGGCTTGTGAGCAAATGAACCGCATTTGTTACACAATGGAACTGGATGAAAAGTATGCATCTGTTATTCTCCGACGCTATGTTGAGGATACCGGCGATGCTGACGGTGTGTATGTTATCCGTGACGGACAGCAGATACCTTACTGTGAACTTGTAAAAGAGGTGGAAAAGCCTGATGAATAAACCTCTTACGCTCGGCAGCCTTTTTGATGGTTCAGGAACATTCCCCATGATGGCTATGCTTTCCGGCATCGTGCCTGTCTGGAAATCAGAAATTGAACCTTTTCCTATCGCTGTAACCGAAAAGCGACTGCCTTTTGTAAAGCACCTTGGCGACATCAACAGCATCAACGGTGCAGAAATTGAGCCTGTGGATATTGTCACCTTTGGCTCGCCCTGTACTGATCTTTCAGTTGCAGGCAAGCGTCAGGGCTTGAATGCAGAGCGTTCAGGACTTTTCTTTCAGGCAATCAGAATTATAAAGGAAATGAGAGGTGCAACCAATGGAAAATATCCGAGATTTGCAGTGTGGGAAAATGTCACAGGAGCATTCTCCTCAAATGGCGGAGAAGACTTCCGATGCGTTCTTGAAGAATTCTGTAAGATTAAAGACACAGATTTATCTGTCCCTAAACCTGAAAAATGGACAAAGGCAGGAGAAATCATGGGTGAAAATTTCTCTCTCTCCTACCGAACATTCGATGCTCAATACTGGTATCTTCCCCAACGAAGAGCGAGAATCTACCTTGTCGCAGATTTTGATGGCGGATGTGCCTCAAAAATATTATTTGAGTCAGAAGGCGTGTCTGGGTATTCTGCGGAGAGCTTCAGAGCGTGGCAAGAAACTTCCCGAAGTTTTGGAACTTGCTTTGAAAAAACAGGCTCAGGTCTGATGTTCGAGAATCATTCTCAGGATACCAGATACACAGGACCTCTTAATGTTGCTCAGACAGTTTCTGCAACTTATGGAACAGGCGGAAATAATCAGCCTTTTGTAGTGGAAAATTTTCATAAAACTTATGGCATCTGCGGAAAATACAGCAATTCCATGCTGAGTAATAATCCGAACAGCGGATTCTATGAAGCTGAAACTTCCAGAACCATTGATACCAGCAATCAGTCACCTTGCAAAAATCAAGGTGGTATGGTTGTAGTTGAGGGCAACGGCTCACGCCCATCACATCACGGTGACGGATACAAGGAATCGGAAACCATGTACACGCTGAATTGTACTGAAAATCACGCTGTTTCATATGGAATCGGCAGACCTGCAATGAATCAGGGGTACAATGCAAAATTTAGTTTTCAGATTGAAGAGGAAAAATCTCCTACAATTGTTGCATCGGGGGCAGGCGGAATCGCTCATCCGAAATACTCCACAAGCAAAAATTCTCATCATACCGTTGCCGAAAAGGAAAAAGCAAACACACTTGTGGCATCAGACTATAAAGACCCTCCTGTTGTCAATGACAGCACTCCTGAAATTGAATACATTGTAAGGAGACTAACACCGCAGGAATGTGCGTTACTGCAAGGTATGCCGACTTGGTGGTGTGACGATATCGGCATTGAAAATCCGACCGAAGAACAGATAAATTGGTGGCTGAATGTTTTTGAAATCTACAATAAGGCAATCGGAAAAGAGTGCAAGCCAAAAAGCCGTAAGCAGATTGAAAAATGGCTGAAAAATCCGTACTCCGATAGTGCCACTTATAAAATGTGGGGAAATGGCATCGCTTCAAGCAATGCTTTGTTCGTTCTGTCAGGAATCGCCTATTATGCACAAAACGAGGGGAAATAATTCTACATATCCTACACTTGCTATCTGTGGCATTCAGAGTTATCATGTGTACTACCGAAAAGGAGGTCAAACATATGATAATTGAATTTCATCTCACAGGAGAAAATCGAAAAGCACTGGTAAAAGCCATTAGCGAGATTTTAGAAATTTCTGCCGAATATCAGTATATGCCGACTTGTGCTTACAAGATCGGGGAATGTTATACCGTCACCAAAGAGGGCGACCTTGAAATCAGCGATTCTGCTGACGGAAAAGAGATTGAAATGCTGATTAGTGAACTTGCAAGCAGAGGGTATGAAATCCCGTCAGCAAATAAACTGACCGTTCAGATGCCTGCGGACTTCTTCACAGAACATACCCTGAACAATCTCTACCAAATCTGCAAGAATAAAGCCGTCCTGTTTCAGGCAGCTTTCAAAACAGATTCACTGGACATTATTCAGTCTGATGATAAAGTAGAATTTCCTTGGTTCACCGTTGAAAATGATGGTGATGCAGATGCCTACTGCATTTTCATTTCCATGCTCTGCGAATTTGCAAAGAATCAGAAACGTATCAATAACAAGCCTGAAACCACTGATAATCCCAAATACACAATGCGTTGTTATCTTCTTCGCTTGGGTATGATCGGTGCAAAGTACAAATCGGCAAGAAAGGCATTGCTCAGAAATCTTTCAGGCAGTTCAGCTTTCAGAAAGGCGGCAAATGATGAAGTTTCCGAATAAAAACTATCTGGCACAACTCCGAAAACAATACCCGATTGGAACGAAAATACAGCTGATTTCTATGCGTGATGAAAAATATCCCATTCTTCCGGGAACAATCGGTGAGGTCACTCATATCGATGATATGGGTTCCATACACATGAAATGGCAAAACGGCTCTTCTCTTGCCCTGATTCCAGAAGTGGATTCTTTCAAGGTTTTGGAAACCGAAAAATAAGGCAGAACCTATTCCATCGTACTGTATTTTACCATAGAAAATCAAGTAAAGCAAGACTGTATATTACACAATTATTCGGCGGATATACAGTCTGTTTTTCTGTTAATTTAGCCGCTTGATATGTCCTCCGTAATGCGGTAATATGTGATACAACGAAAGGGCAGAAAGCCCGAAATTACGGAGGAAAATACCATGAACGCTAAAACAGAAAGACAGATTGAAAACCTGAAAAATCAGACCATTGGGGTTGAAATTGAGATGAACCACATCACAAGAGAACGAGCTGCAAAGCTTGCCGCAGACTTTTTCGGAACAGGCAGATACGAATTCACAGCAAGCCGAAACGGATATAGCACCTGGTCAGCTTGGGACGCACAAGGCAGAGAATGGAAATTCCAGAAAGACGTCAGCATTGCAGGATGCGATGCTGAAAAGTGCGAACTGGTTACACCGATTCTTCACTACGGCGACATTGAAATCTTACAGGAGCTTGTGAGAAGACTTCGCAAGGCAGGAGCAGTAAGCCACGCAGGGATTGGGGCAGGAGTTCATATTCACATCGGAGCGAACGGACACACACCGCAAAGCCTGAGAAACCTTGCAAACATCATGGCAAGCCACGAAAGACTGATTGCAGACGCCCTGAAAATCGACCAAGGCAGAATGAACAGATATTGCAGAACGGTAAACCCAAGATTCATTGAACAGCTGAACAAAAAGAAACCAACCACAATGGCACAGTTCGCAGACATCTGGTATACGGCGAACGGTGCAAATTACGGCAGAAATCAGCACTACAATGACAGCCGATACCATATGCTGAACTATCACGCAACTTTTACAAAAGGCACAATCGAATTCAGACTTTTCCAGTTTGACAAGCCTACAGCTGAAAAGAAAAATGGACTCCATGCTGGGCAATTGAAAAGCTACATTCAGCTTTGCCTTGCCCTTTCCGAAATGGCAAAGGAACTGAAAACAGCAAGTCCAAAGCCACAGCAAACGGAAAATCCGAAATTCGCAATGCGAACATGGCTGATTCGGCTGGGGCTGGTCGGCGAGGAGTTCGCCACCGCCAGAACGTTCCTTACCAAAAACTTGGATGGCGATGCAGCCTTCCGGTTCGGCCGATAAAGAGACAGCCTTTTGCTACCAGTTACACCAGACCGCTTCGGCGGTCTTATGGTGGTGAAAGGGTATCCCTTTCAGAAAGGATTTGATTGCATGAAAAAGTTTTACCTTGCCTACGGCAGCAATCTGAACGTGAAACAGATGCAGTTCCGTTGCCCGGATGCCAGAATTGTGGGGACTGCGGAGATCCCAAATTACCAGCTGCTGTTCAAAGGCAGCAAGACCGGCTCCTATCTGACCATCGAACCCAAGCAGGGCTGTACCGTTCCGGCGGCAGTGTGGTCGGTGTCGAAACGAGATGAACTTGCCCTTGACCGTTATGAGGGGTATCCCCATTTCTACTACAAAACGGAACTGGAACTTCCTCTTGCAGAAACTGGGAAAAAGCTGACCGCCTTTGTGTACATCATGCACGAGGAACGGAAACTGGGCATCCCCACTTCTGCCTACATCCGCACCTGTGTGGATGGATACCGCCAGTTCGGCTTTGACCTGAAACACCTGCGGAAAGCCGTGGACACCAGCGAACGGGAGGTGTACTACCATGAAAACGGATAAGCCAGTTTCGGCAGTCTGCCCACTTTGCGGAAAACCCTACTCCGGTGTTCCGGCACTTTCCAGAACGGACAACCAAACGCCCATTTGCCCGGACTGCGGCATTCGGCAGGCACTGGAAAGCATCGGTGTTTCCACGGAGGAACGGGAGAAAATCCTGTCTGTAATGCACCGAAAGTTCCCCATGTAACCGCCCTGTTTGCCCTGTGTGGGCTTTCAGAGCACTTGCCGAAAACTTGCCCAAAGTCAAGACCAGCCCCACACAGGCGAACTGTGCGGGGCTGGTCTTGAAGTTATAAATTCTACAAGCCGGAGCCGAAAGGCTCTGGCGGTCGTACCAAACATGGCAAACAGGTCACATCTGCACGCCATGACCATGATTTTCAAAGACTTGCTTCGGCAGGTCTTTTTTGTTGTGAGGTGAGAGAATGCGAAAACTGAAAGGCTATAAACCCACAAAATTTATGGCGGAAGATTCGCATTATAATAAAAAAGCGGCAGATTATGCCGTGAATTTTATCGAATGCCTGTGTCATACAAAAGGTACATGGGCAGGAAAAAAGTTTGAACTGATTGATTGGCAAGAACGGATCATACGAGATATATTTGGTGTGCTGAAACCGAATGGCTATCGTCAGTTTAACACAGCTTACGTAGAAATTCCGAAAAAGCAAGGCAAATCAGAACTCGCTGCTGCGGTTGCTCTGCTGCTTACTTGCGGTGATGGCGAAGAACGTGCCGAAGTTTATGGCTGTGCTGCCGACCGCCAACAGGCCGCCATTGTATTTGACGTAGCAGCGGATATGGTGCGAATGTGTCCCGCCCTTTCCAAACGAGTGAAAATCCTGACCTCACAAAAGCGTATCGTGTATATTCCGACCAACAGCTTCTATCAGGTGCTTTCGGCAGAGGCGTATTCCAAGCATGGTTTCAACATCCATGGAGTGGTGTTCGATGAACTGCATACGCAGCCAAACCGAAAGCTCTTTGATGTTATGACCAAAGGTTCTGGTGATGCCAGAATGCAGCCTTTGTATTTTCTCATCACCACGGCTGGGACGGACACGCATTCTATTTGTTATGAAACGCATCAAAAGGCAAAAGATATTTTGGAAGGCAGAAAAATCGATCCAACATTCTATCCTGTGATTTACGGTGCAGATGAATCTGAAGACTGGACTTCTCCAGAAGTTTGGAAAAAAGCAAATCCCTCTCTTGGCATTACTGTCGGAATGGATAAAGTTGAAGCTGCTTGCAATTCTGCCAGACAAAATCCGGGTGAAGAGAACGCATTCCGACAACTGCGTTTGAATCAGTGGGTAAAACAGTCTGTTCGATGGATGCCAATGGAAAAATGGGATGCTTGTAATGCTCCTGTAATTCCAGAATTCCTTCGTGGAAGAATCTGCTACGGTGGACTTGACCTTTCCAGTACTACGGATATTACAGCTTTTGTTTTGGTGTTCCCTCCAACAGACGATGATGAGATATATTCTGTTTTGCCTTACTTCTGGCTGCCGGAGGAAACACTGCCCCTCAGAGTAAGACGTGACCATGTTCCATATGATGTATGGGAACGGCAAGGCTACTTGAAAACCACTGATGGAAATGTGGTTCACTATGGTTTTATCGAAAACTTCATTGAAGAACTGGGACAGAAGTTTCACATCAAAGAAATTGCTTTTGACCGTTGGGGTGCAGTGCAGATGTCGCAAAACTTAGAAGATTTGGGATTTACCTTAGTACAGTTTGGGCAGGGATATAAGGATATGAGTCCGCCCACCAAAGAACTGATGAAGCTGACATTGGAGAAAAAAATAGCACATGGTGGTCAGCCGGTTCTTCGTTGGATGATGGACAACATCTTCATCAAGCGAGATCCTGCCGGAAATATCAAGCCGGACAAAGAAAAATCCACAGAGAAAATTGACGGTGCGGTTGCCATGATTATGGCTCTTGACCGTGCAATCCGCTGTGGATGTACTGGGGATGGAACAAGTGTTTATGACGAAAGAGATATGTTGATTTTGTAAGGAGTGAGGAATTATGCGTATTTTGAGAGGATTTTTTCGGGGGCGAGATCACCCGAAAAACAGCTACGACAGTCCCAGCTACAGTTACTTCTTCGGACGTTCCAACAGTGGTAAGCGAGTCAATGACCGTACCGCCATGCAGCACACAGTGGTGTATGCCTGCGTGCGGGTTCTGTCAGAAGCCATTGCCCAGCTGCCATTACACATTTACCAATATACCGAAAATGGAAAAGAGCGAGTGCCACGGCATCCGCTCTATTTTTTGCTGCATGATCAGCCAAATCCAGAAATGACATCCTTCGTATTCCGGGAAACCCTGATGTCACATCTGCTGATTTATGGCAATGCTTATGCACAGATTATCCGAAACGGTCGTGGAGATGTATTGGGGCTGTATCCGCTGATGCCGGATAAGGTTAGAGTAGACCGTGACCAGCGAAATCGTTTGGTTTACATCTACAGTCGCTACGATGAAGCCAATCCAAACCTGAAACAGCAGGGCGATATTGTCCTGCAGGCAGAAGATGTGCTGCATATTCCCGGACTTGGGTATGACGGCTTGGTGGGATATTCACCGATTGCTCTTGCAAAGAA